ACATTATAATCATGTAAATGGCCCATTTGCTGATAAAAATAGATTTGATGGAAGACCTATGTTAGGTCTACCAGGCTTTTCTAAATAGTATTATAATGGAGTCATATGTTACAAAAATTAGGTTTTTTACCCGGATTCAATAAACAAGTTACGTCAACAGGTGCCGAGTCACAATGGATAGACGGAGAAAATGTACGTTTTAGATATGGTACACCTGAAAAAATAGGTGGTTGGAATCAATTAGGTGCATCTAAATTAACGGGTGTAGCTAGAGGTTTGCATCATTTTGTAAACAAAGCGTCAACAAAATTTGCAGCTATAGGAACTAATAGAATTTTATATGTATATTCTGGAGGTGTATATTATGACATACACCCTTTAACTAATCCATCAGGAACAGCTATTACAAGTGCGTTTAGCACGACTAACGGATCTCCTACAGTAACACTTACTTTTAGCGGTTCACATAATTTTCAAGCAGGTGATATAATTTTATTTGGTGATACATCTACATTTAGCGCTATTACAGGTTCTAATTTTGGTGCTGCAGATTTTTGTGACAAAAAATTTATGGTAACAAGTGTACCAACAACAGATACTATAACTATTACAATGCCTAGTAATGAAACAGGGAGTGGTGCAACTACATCAGGTGGTATAACTTATTATCAATACTATCACGTTGGACCAGCAGAACAAATAGGAGCGTTTGGTTGGGGTATTGCATTATGGGGTGGTAACATACTAGGTGCATTAACCAATACATTAGATGGAGCTTTAGCAGATGATACAAACGGTAATAATGGATCTGCTACAGAAATTACATTAACCAACGCAACAGGTTTTCCATCTACAGGTACAAACCACGTTACTATAGGAGCAGAAGAAATATCTTACACAGGAATTTTTGGAAATAAATTAACAGGAATTACAAGAGCTGCACGAGGCTCTACTAGATCATCACATTTAAATGGCGCAACAGTAACTAACTCATCTAGTTTTACAGGATGGGGATCACCAGCAGCTAACACTGATAAAGTAACAGATCCAGGATTATGGTCATTAGATAATTTAGGAAGCACACTAATAGCATTAATACATAATGGTGAATGTTTTCAATGGGACGGTGATGCAGCAAATGCAACAGCAACAAGAGCAACTATTATTACAGGTGCACCAACAGCATCACGTGATATGTTAGTTTCTACACCTGATCGTCACTTAGTATTTTTTGGAACAGAAACAACTATTGGTGATAAAACTACACAAGACGATATGTTTATAAGATTTTCTTCTCAAGAAAATATTAATGACGATACACCTACAGCTGAAAATAGTGCTGGTACACAAAGACTGGCCGCCGGATCACGGATCATAGGTGGTAAACTAGGAAGAAATGCAATTTATGTCTGGACCGATACTTCATTATTTACAATGAGATTTGTTGGAACTCCTTTTACATTTGCTTTTGAACAGGTTGGTACTAACTGTGGATTGATTGGTATGAATGCAGCAGTTGAAGTTGATGGTGCTGCGTACTGGATGTCAGAAAATGGTTTTTTTAGATATACTGGTAAACTAGAATCTATGGATTGTTTGGTAGAAGATTATGTTTATGATGATCTTAACACAACATCTAATCAATTAGTTTATTGTGGTATTAATAACTTGTTTGGTGAAATTACTTGGTTTTATCCAACAAGTACATCTAACGTAGTTAACAGAGCAGTAACATATAGTTATTTAGATTCAACATCTAAAAGACCTATATGGTTTACAAATGCAAGTAGCCTATTTCCAAGAAGCACATGGGAAGACTCTTCTGTATTTGGTTTACCTCATGGAACTAAATACAATGCAGGTGATGATGCCGCGTTTGATGTAACCGGTAATACAGATGGAACAACAATTTACTTTGAACATGAAACAGGAGTTAATCAACAAGAAGCGGCAACAACTGCTGTTGCAATTCCTGCTAATATTACATCTGGTGATTATGATATTACACAAAAAGTTATTAGAGGAGCTGCAACTAACTTAGGTGACCTTAGAGGTGATGGTGAAAATATTATGAGAGTTAGTAGAATTATACCAGATTTTATAGCACAACCAGGAACCGCTATTGTACAATTAGATTTAAGAAATTATCCAAACGATGTTTCAGCTAGCTCATCATTAGGTCCTTTTACAATATCTTCTACAACAGACAAAGTAGACACACGTGCTAGAGGTAGAGCTATAGCTCTTACAATATCTAATACAGCAGTAGATACTAGTTGGAAATTAGGAACCTTTAGGTTAGATATACAAACTGGAGGAAGACGATAGTGGCTATTACAAACTTACAACAAGCTAGACAGATGTATGCAATGGGCCAAAGAGTTGCTAAAACTTTAGATGGTTCAAGACCTGGATATCGTGGTGATGGTGGTTATCAAGGTGGAAGTGGAGCACCTGGTAGTGCTGAATCTTCTGGAGGAGGTAAAGGCGGTAGTGGTAATAATAATGGTAGTGGTGGTAATGGTGGTGGAAACAGACCTAATCCTCATACAGATTCTGGATATTCTACAACATCTACACCTACTAAATCTAAATTTAAAACTCCTACAGGACCAAAAAATATACATAACGATGATCCAAATGCACCAGAAGCTTATGAAATAATTGGTGGTAAAAAATTTGATGCAACACCGGATACAAAAGATGAAAGAGAAAGAGCAAGGGTTAAACAATCAATACTAGACGCACCTATTCCAAATATAACAGATAAAGGTATAAGTTTTTTTAAAGATGGAAATTTGTTAACTAATTCTTTTATAGCTGGTGATAATCCTTTAGGTAAATCAAAATTTAACATGGGAAATTTTTTACTTAATGCAGGTATGTTTGCAATTAATCCTGCTTTGTATGGAAAATACAGACAAGCAAAATCTTTATACACAGGAGCGAAATATGCAACAGATATTCTTTCAGATATTACAGGAAAAAATGTTAGTAAACCATTTAATGTAGTAGAAAATTTAACTAAAAACATAGGACTTAAAGATAAAAATGTAATACAATCTTTTAAAGATTCTCTAACAAATAATTTAACTTCTAAAACTAAAACTAAAACTAAACCTGTCATCAATACAAATAAAGACAACGATAGTAATAATGGAATAACTTCATTAGAAAATGCAAATGCATTGCAAGATGAATACATAATACTATTACAAAAAGGTATTCTTAATGACGAAGAACAAGTTAGATTTAATATGTTAAAAAATATGTTGGGAATATAATGGCTAAGATAGTACAAACATTAACTAGAGCAAGTGATGAATATGAAGCAGATATAGCACAGTCTTTAGTTAGAGATTTAGACGCTGTGTTGGAAAAATTAAACACAACATTTCAAGAAGAATTAAAACAGGAGATAGAAGCTAGAAGTTTCTTTTTAGATTAATGGCAGTAGTAAACCAATATAAATTTGCCGGTATAGATAATAATACAAGTGGTAGTGCACTTACACCATTAGGATCTGGTAATCCTTTAGTAAGTGAAACTTATGTTATTAAATCAATATTAGTTACATCTGCTGGCACACCGGTTGTTACTGTTACTAACAACAGTATTACAGCTATTAAATCTATAGCATTAACAGCTAATCAAACAAAAGAATTATTAACTCAACCATTAATAATAGAAGGCGGAAAAGCTTTTACAGTTCAATCAAGTACATCAGACTCGTTTGATGTGGCTATAAGTTATTTAAATATTAAAAAGGAGATAATAGGTTAATGGAAATATTAAATGCAAAAGTAGAAGAAACATATAGACACAAAGAAACAGGTGAGCTTTTTAAGACAAGAAAAGAGTGGGAAGTTAAGGGTTATAAACCAGAAGACATGGCACAAGACGTAAAAGTTATTATGCCAGCTCTTGATTTAGTAGGAAAAACAAAGTAAACTGACAAAACCATGGGAATAGAAGATATACAAATTTCAGAAGAGCTAGAGACTAACGCACCATCTATAAAGTATAGTGGTAATGAAGGTCCTAAATC